CGCCACCATCTCGCTAATCGTTGCCTCGCACCATATGTCAACCGCACGGTCATTTACGAACTGCTGAAGCGCCGCAACCATGAATGGCTTGGTTCTAATGTTCGTCTCAACACCATACCGGCTATCCATGCTGTGCTCTGCCTGCGCGTGGTTCGTCTCGTCGCGAAACATGTTCCAGTAACAGAAGTCCTGCCGCATTCGAAGCATTACTGCCTCGCCATAGCCACCTGTCAATTCTATGACAGCAAGAGCGCTGTTGTACCAAACGGCGAGCTTAAACACTTCCTCGGCATACATGAGGGGGTTAATCCAGCCGTGCCACTGAGCAACTAGCGACAGCCTTGGGGAAAGCTGGCTACCAGCAACCTTAAGCACAGAGGCACAGCTGGCGTCTCCACCAGCTAATCCCTTAGCGGTGTCAACGGAAACGATGTACTGCTGGCCTGGTTCGGGAGGTTGCCAGACCCGAAGCGGTCCATCGCCACATTCATGATACCCGAACCTGGTGGCGTCTACCACTTCTGTGATCAAGGTGTCGCTCTCAACCCGAAGGTTTCCACGCCGAGGGTCCTTCGAGTCCTTACGCATCTCAGCCAACACCCGCCGGTTGAACACAGGATTCTTAGCAAGGGGAGCAGGTCGACCATAGACACGGGACTCCACCTCGAACTCATCCATAATCTTCATGGACATTCGAATCCGCTCGTGCGGGACCAAACCAGCTTCGAACTGGTCAATCTCATGCAAGCTAACAAACGGCGCACTGTTTGCGTCTTCAGGGCTGATTCGGTTCGCGGGCGGGCCTTCTAGAAAAACCTTTGTCAGACGTCGGTGCTCCCAAGCATCATGACCATGAAGGGGTGTGCCCGTTACGACAAGGCACGAAGAGCGCCCCGCAGTCTGCAAGCGCTGGATACTCTCGTTAAAGAAGTCCTCACCGATGTGCTCATCAAAGTGCCCCAGGATATACGCCCCGCCCTGCAACACTTCCCAGCCCTCTGTGTCAGAGAAAAGTCTGATAGTGCTTTTGGTGTGGGGACAGGTGGCAGCCTTACCTGCATTCGCACACCTAGGGCAAGCAATCTGAATTTCGTGCCTGCGCTCGTCGTATCGATGGAGCCATTTCCCCCCTTGAGGAAACATGGGGCTCAATGGGTTCCCTTGCTCCCCCGTTAGGAACTTCTTCTCGAACACACTGGGGCAGTACTTTGAGAAGTTAACTCCTACGATAAATGTACTGTGTGGCCCTGTAGGGAAGTATCGCCACTTGTGCTGCTCAGTGGTGACGAAGTAGTGCTCCGCATAACCGGACTGAGTCTTGGATGTTCGGTTCCCGGCTCGAAAGTAGCGGATGAAAGCATTCGATGAGTGGAACTCCTGGGATGCTCGGTTAGCTGGCCGGTAGAGGATCATCGGGTCAGCAGCCACGATTCGCTCGAAATTGTCGTATAAGCCACGAAACCGCTGTGCCCAGTCCATGAGCCAGGGAGTCTCGTCTTTCTTCCTCTGAGGCCAATCTCGGATGCAGTCGGACACCTTCTCGGCATAGCCAAAGAAGTTATCAACAGTCAGCTGCTCCGGCTTGATGTCAGCCATCCGCAGTATCTGGTCAGCTCGCGCCAGTACTTCGCGGTCATCCATCTCAAGTGCCGATAATCAGAATTTCACACTCAGGCTCACCGCTTGCTGATGTAAGTGTTAGGTCACCAGCGTAGGCAAAGTCAGGAGTCACGAAAATCCCACCAGCGGGAATAGCCACGTCAACATCAGTGTCTGCCGCTGTGTTAAACTGGGCGGTCACAACAATCGCTGAGTCATTGTTCTTAATGACACAGAGCGTTACGCCACCATCGAAGCGATCAGTCTTGATGATCTCCCCATCCGTGTCGCAGTTCAGCTCCATGTGCAGGTACTCGTCTGGCGTCAGGGTGTAGGCAGACGGGGCCAAGGAAACCCTTGGGTCAGAGTAGTCAGAGTTCTTTGAAACCAAACCCTTGATGTGTAGCTTTGCATAATCCGCCATCAGTCCTGCTCCTCGTTCTGTTCTTGCAGCTCCTTGAGCAGGGCAAGCACAGGGTCATAAATCTTCTTAGCAAGCTCAACTTGCTTTCTGTCGTTTTCCTTTTCCGAAGTCGAGAATCTGCTCAAGAGTGTCTCCCTCCACTTTTGGCACCATATCATCTGCTCGCTGCTTGTTCGACAACAAACCACAGATGCGCGCTTCAAGCTCTATATATCTCAGGAGATCCTTACTGGCCTCGATGGAACCACACCGTACCCCCTCCAGAAAAGCCTTCACACTCTCAGCCCGGTCACCATCGGAACGGTTGGGCATCACCCGGACATCCACCACCTTCCACCCACGCTCCTCGCGCAACCAGTCAGTCACCACCTCAGGCAAACCCTCATTCACGTAGAGAGCCTTAGGCCGCTCTTCCTCAGGTGCAGAGGGCCACTTACGCCACTTATCCAGTCCATCACTCATAACGTTAGCCTCACGTTACCCCTGGGTTATGGGTCAGAAAAGGGGTAGATCTAGGATTCCTGTCAAGCATATTCGACTGCTGCGGGTCTAGCAATAACAGGGACTTATAAATTAGATTTGACAGACGTGCTTTCAAGGCTCTAGTCTCTTGTTAGCCCTGTGGTACGGGTGAATCCTTTACATCATTGGTGGACAACAAAGAGAAACAACAACAGTTCTCCTCTCCTCTCCTCTCATAGTGTTTCAAATGAAATCGTGTTCAAAGGGGTGTTATTTCCCCCATGGGACCCAAGCCGCCCCCGTCCCTCCAGGTACCCCCGGCCCCCCTGGTCCTACCAGTTCCCCAGCTCAGAGGGTCACATTCTCAAAGTGAGACAGTGTCTCATTGTGAGATAGTAGAGTCTCAAAGTGATACATGTGTATCATTTGGGGATTTTACTACATAGAGGCCTTACCACCCCACACACAACGCACGTATTGTCAAGGTCTACCCCACGAATACCACCTAAAAACCCAATGTTTCTGCAAAAGTACATAAACCCAAGAAACCGCACATTATGTGCCTTTTAGGGGTTACATACCCTGCACTATTCGTTATGCTTAGAGGGTAGGGAGACGTTGTTGATGGCCCTGCAGGTTGAAAGCGCTAGACGCATTTGACCCCTCGGTTAAGACCTACCAGTAAGTAGGCAGGGCCATGGGTGATGCATCTGGAAAGGCTACGATGGCCTCTAAAAACCGCTAGCGGTTAATGGGTTGCGGGATGCACCCCAGCTAGTCAGTAGGCACCAAACATATGCGGCGGCCTGCCCCGGAATTAACCGGAAAACTACCAAGGGAGTTTTTGTCATGGGAAATCAAGGATACCGTTCTAGTTGGCCTACTATCATTAACCAATCGGTGTACTCTGTGCAACCGAAGGTTACGAGACCTAAGCCGGCTGAATGTTCCTCTATCGTCCGACGTGGGCATGTGGTTGCGACCATACGTCCAGACGATGCACAAGCGCTTATCCGAGTGAATGTGAATGCTCAATGTACCTTAAATGCCGACGGTTATCTCTGGGGTTATGACCGCACGAACCGCAAGTTTGTGTGGGAGCCCAAAGCTAGCAACGGCAGGGGTGCATGGGTTCACAGAACCGAAGAACATAGTGATTGGACACGTCAACGACGATAGACCTTTGTTGGGCCTCAGGTATCCTCAGGGATGCCTGGGGCCACCTGGTAGCCTGTTCAGTTTCGACTGGGCTAGCCCCATGGCAAGCGGAGTTAGGAGAACACTACATGCCTAAGAAAATCATAACCGGCTTAGACCTAGGTGAGTTAATCACCAGGGATGATATGGAATGTGCTCAGCTGTTAGCCGACCTATGCCGTGATTTGGCCAGCGATGGTCATATCGGGGCAGGCTTAATGCTTACATTCCTATCTGAGTATATGCCCCTAACCTTTACAGGTCCCTACAGCCTTCAACAGGTATTCACCTTGTGTGAGCTGTTCGAAATGTCATCAGCCTTGTCTGATGCGATACCTGTAGAGGCTAAGGCCGCAGCTTTTCAGCTACGGCAACTCATAGACTTCACGCTCTTGAAGAATGGCCGACAGCGATGCGTTGAGGTTATTCTGCAAGAGTCAATCGACGGTGTCCCGGCTGTGTTTCACGGCCTTATGGGACAATCCACCATTCAAGTCAGTCTCACATACTAATCTAACACCACCACTTGCCATGAGGCTAGCTCAGTTCCCCCACGCGCAAGCTGGGCGGGCTATTGGGTAACACAACCAAGGAGGTGCCAGATGGCACATGAAATCTATGACAGTGACGCTATGTTCTATGCTGAGTATGAACCAACCGACCGTATGTGGAATGCGGGCGGGACGCTACCGTGGCATAAGATGGGGCAAGGTATTCCGAAGGAAACCACCCCAGGTGAACTAAAGGGCATGATTGACGAGCGCGGCAACGCGGTTGACTTCAAGCTTGAACGTGAACCACTCATTGACCCACGCGGGTTGAAGAGTCTTATCGGCGACGCAGTTCAGACACTGCAAGACCTTAACCGCCCTGTACAGATGACCGAGATTGAGCGGGCAGTAGCCCAAATCGAGGCCGGTCTGAAGACAACGGTGACTGAAGGTGGCGCGGCGTTTGAAGACGTCATGGGAGGTCAGCTTGACGCTATGTACAGGAGTGACAAGGAGCTAGCTGCACTGAGTGCAGTGAAGCCAAGCTACAAGGAGCTACCCAACACTAAGGTGTTGGATACTCTAGACCAGCTACGTCACCCGGTAACAGGCAACAAGCTATTCGTTGAGACGGCTGGCACGGTGAGACGTGGGACCAAGTTCTACGTATCTCTTCGTATGGATGAAGTAGAGGTAGCACCCGGTGATGTGATTCACCGGTACTTCTTCTGCATCACCGACCATACCGGCTCGGTCAGCTTTCAGGTCTGTTACACGGATATTCGCCCTGTATGTGCGAATACCGTAGGCATGATTCTCCGAAACGAGAAGAACGCCAAGACAGGCCACAAGATTCGCCACACTGCCAACATGGATGTGCGCATTGCACAGGCCACTAGGCAGATGGGGTTAATCATGCTGCAAGCTGACCAGCAGCTTGAGCTCTATAGAACCCTCGCTGCAACACCTATCAACGACCTTCAGTTCAAGGAGGTGGTGAACAAGGTGATTCCACTGCCTGAGGTGAAGGATGATGAGTCATCACGCAGCCTCACGATTGCCAAGAATAAGCAGGACATCGTCCTGAGTAACTGGAGTGGTCGTGGTCGTGGTTCTGACATGAAGCATGTCAAGGGCACAGGCTGGGGTGGGTTCAACGCCTTCACTGACTGGCTGACACACGAGGCCAGCCTCGGAGTCAAGGGTGCAGCGAACAAGCAAGAGCGTGCGGGTAACCGCATGATCAACCTAGCAATGGGTACTGGCCGAGAAGTAGCGGCCAAGGCAGCGCATGAACTAGTATCACTGGCAGCTTAACTACAACAGTGGCAGCCGGGCTTGAGCAATCGAGCCCGGTTCCATGCGACTGTGTGAGTTACACGGTTGAACAACCAAGGGATTGACCATGAGCAATGAAAGAATTGATGAACTCCTAGAGAAGATTGAAACCAAAGGCCACACCATTGGCTCGCTCGCTGAAGAGCTGCGTCAAGAGATTAGGGATCCTAATCACGAGGAGCAACTCAAGTCAGCGCTTGAGAACCTGACCTATGACGATGTCTTCGAGCACCTACGGGATCACGGACATGTTGACACAATCCTAGAGACCCAGGTGTGCGATGATATGAAGTCTGAGTACGTTAAGGAGGCCCTTGATTCAATGTCAGACTGGGAAGTAGCTGACATGATCAGGGACAGCTGCAACGTGCGCAGGGTGATGAGTGAACTCAAGACTCATGAGGACTGGGGCCTTGACGAGGTCAGGCAGTACATCAGCAACGCTGATAATGATGAGTGCAATGAGGTGCTGTACCTGTGTTGGCAAGAGGTTGGAGACAGTGAGTTTGCTAGCTACATAGCTAGTAACATCCTGCCTAATCTCGGGGCTGCTGAGCGTGTTGAACTAAGCAAGCTGAGCGACTCCGATGATGACCTTAGGTCAATAATGCTGAGCTGTGTTGACCAGCTAACTGGCTCAACCTGCACTCGGCTGGATGAGCTGGCTGAGTATCTAATCCATATGCGTAGCGGGTTAGCTGCTGAGGTGTGCAGGCGAATCCTGCCCAGCCTACCACAGGCTGAAGCGGACTGCGTTGAGCGTTGGTGGCAAGGCACTGACCTACCCACCATCATGACGTACACTAAAGTCAAGGCTGAGGAGGGGACTGGCTACTATGAGCGCATCCTGGAGACCGCTTGCGGTGAGCTGGGATTCGACAAGGCAGCTGACATTCTCATCAGTCGTGTTCCGGAGGTAGCAATTGCTGCCAATAGGGAGATCTCTCCCGACCGGTACATGCTGGGCGATGAGGCGATGAGACAAATTGAGCGCTCGCTTAAGCGGGTGCTTGGTGGGATGCGCTTTGAAACGGGGGAAGATGATGAGCGAGGAGAATATTCATCAGGTGGTGGAAGATCTGTACCACATATCAGTGGGGAACGGTCTGACACCAATGGAAACAGTGGAGGTGATGATGGCGGAGGTAATGAGACTTACCTTTGCGACTCGCCCAACCAGAGCTGAGGCTACCATCCTGATTCACCATGTGTTGAACCAGGTAATAGCTGAAGCGTTTGACTCAGTGGAGGGAGCTGCAAAGCAACCATTCAGTATGAAGTGACGCCGGTTCCGGCTTGGCAACAGGCCGGTTCTCGGGGGCACTCCAGCCCCACAACCAAGGGGTTAACCATGACAACAACAGAGGAACGCTACCACGTTACGACCTTGTCTCACAATAAGAAGACAGGTCCTATCTCTAACTTTATGTCCGAGAGCAAGACGTGTCCTGATACCTGTCCCTACCTGGAGAGCAGTGAGTGCCATGCTAAGCAAGGCAACATGAGAATCCACAGAGACAGGCACGACCAAGGTAAGTACAAGAGCTACAGCTTTACGGAGCTGATTGGCTTGCTGCCTACCGCAATCTTCTCACGGATATTCAGATGCTTTGTGAGTGGCGACCTGCCTGGTAAGGGTGACCGCATTGATGGCAAGAGACTGCGGAAGCTAGCCAAGACCATTGATGAGTCAGGTAAGCAAGCAATTGCTTACACCCATAAGCCACTGTCAGGTGTACACAAGCGAGGCGATGTCAAATTGAGACGCGCTAACCGGCGAGCCTTTGATCAGATGATGAGCGAGACCAAGAACTTTACGGTCAACGTATCATGTGACTCGATGGCTGAGCTGGATAGAGCAATGGACCGTGGCTTAGATGCCGTGGTTGTTGTACCCCATGACACCATCGGGAAGAAATTAGTCTCTCCCGGTGGTCGTCGAGGGATAGTGTGTCCGGCTGTATGGTCAGACACAAAGTGCTGCGACTGCGGCAAGGGTTCCCCCCTCTGTGCTCAGAAGGGGAGAAATATATTCATAGGGTTTCCGGCCACAGGCCAGAAGCGCAAACAGATGAGCTTGAATATCATCAACCAAGGAGTGTAACCGTGGCTTTATCGTTTAATCTGACAGAAATACCCAACTACAAAGAGAAGTGCTACCGACCCGTTGAGGGAGAGGAGGACAAGAGTGAGCTGAAGGGCGTCACCCATAGCCTCATCTTTCTCACCGTCGCTATAGGCATGGGCTCAATCACCAAGGTAAACCTGCATGAGTTTACCAATCGAGTCATGATTCTACAGCGCGTGCATGGTGAGTGGCTGCACTTCTGGGAGGATGGCAAGAAGGTGCGTGTATATATCACACCTGAAGACATCCGTATGCACCTGGGTATGACAACCAATGCATCTCGAATGACACGAGTTCAATTCAGAAAGAGTATCTTCGAACTCCTCACCGAATCAGCTCGCTCATTAGAGGATGAGCTGAGAGAGCACGACAAGAGTGCGATGGCGATGGAGGATGGTGCGCCAGTGTAAGCAGTTGCGGGGCTGCTATAAAAACCCCGCCCAATCGCCTACAACCAAGGAGATTCTATGACTGAAACTGCCAAGCTAAACACATTCAAAGACAACTACAATAGATTGCGAAGCCGGTTGGCTAGAGCTTGCGACGCAGCTGAGCTGCTTGCCATTGCATCTAGTGAACTAGAGCACACGGTTGACGTGTATGACAGTGAGCTGGACATCTTTGCACACAGGATGAGACAGATTGAGCTGATGCTTAACGAGGCCATTCGAGCAGCAAGAGATGGGGCTAACTTCGCAAAGAATAATGGATGGTGGGACCAGCATCAGAGCTGGGACCAGGTATCTGAGAAGGCTGGGCGCATTGCATCCGGCCTGGAAGAGAGGGACTAGTGCCAACGTTCATTGTCCTGTTAGGGTTTGCCATTGCGCTGTCTGTTTTGATCAGCGTGATTGCCGTGATTGCTGACCTCGTTGATGGGTATCTATCAAGGAGAGCCCGGCGCAACTGTATCTTTATTAAGAGGGGGGAAATACATGAGTCTTCAAGCGGTCGACCGATTCGTTCGGTCTTACGAGAAGGCTGATGAGCAAGTCAGAGGCGGTATGGTTGAAGAGCTTCTCACTATCATAGCTGAGATGCACTTCTTCCTTACCGTGCCTGGCGCAGCTCAGACCAGCACCATAGAGGATGTGATTAAGAGGGCAGAGAAAGTCATACGAGATGAGTAAGCACGACCTACCCAATGACGCCAATCCCTTGGCTAAAGCTATCGGGCAACGCCTGCTCTTTGTCATGGAAGAGCGGGGTGTGTTGCCCGATAGCGCAGCCAGGCAATGTGGGCTGAGTCCCGTGCGCTTCGAGTACCTGGTACAGGGGGCTCAGGTACCTGATGAGAGGGAGGCCCAACGTATAGCGGGGTGGCTATACGAGGGCAAGGACTACACGAAAGATCCTATGCCCGACACACCAGCCAAGGTGCGCAAGGGCAAGGGGTTCAAGACGGTGAGTGCGCAGCTGCCTAGAAAGATGGAGGAGCGTGCGCAGCGAACAGCAAAACGACTGGGCCTGTCTATGTCAGGCCTTATACATCTCTCCCTTGGTAGATTGTTAGATAATGAGCCAGTCATTCATACGTTCCGGCTCGCTGCTGATAGGCTTCAGCAGTCAAGGATGAGTGACTACCTAGATGCTGCGCCGAGTATCAAATTGATACTCGATGGAGACATCGAGCTTGCTGTGGCCATGGGTGCCTACTTAGTACCAGCTAAGGAGGAGCCCAAGCCTATGCAAACACACCCCGTCTTGGGTGTGACTGTGAGTGAGGATGAGTGGGAAATTTTAGAATAGGGAAAGAAAGTTTGCCAGATTCTGGTCGGACTGCCCCTCTTGTATATATACAGCGACACAGCTGATGAGGAGAAACACTATGGCGAATGCCAACACGGACAGCGCAACACCTGAAGAGGTGTTGAAGAAGTATCAAGGTGAGTTCCAGAAGGACTACGTTGACAGTGAGCTTGGGGGAGTTGAACTCCTGCGCACTGCCACCCG